TAACTTTCATACCATCTACAATCTCTTGCGAATACTTGTCACCGTTCATACGCTTCAGCGTGTTCCAGTTAAGACTTGCTCGAACGTGTCCAGGCATGTTTGCTTTGCCTTGCTTTTCTTCAAGACGCCGATAGTGTCCAATCTTGTTTGCACGTTTCGGAGCGCCTTTTTCCCAACCGGGCATTTCTTTAAACTCCTTACGGAATTCACTAATAGCATCAAGTAGTTCTTTCTCAGGCTTTTTATCTAATACCATGTCAAGTAACTCTTTTAAAAAGTCCTGCATAAACACAGGCGTATCACTACGCTTCAAGTCTAAGCCCATTGCTTTTACTTTGCCTCTTTTGCCGTCACTGTCACTTCTAAAGCCTTCGATGTCATACACTAGTGCCGCATAACGTTTCTTAGTAATAAACAATCCTGTTTCGGCAACAATCTCTCTTGCTGCTGCAATCACATCGCTACGTGATCTTGGACAGTGAAATGCATCTAGCATAAACTGTGGAAATGTAGTGTTTGCCTGTTCGCACACTTGATCATACAATGTAATTACATTGTCTTTATCCCATGGAATATTTCCTTTGTTGATATCATCTTTTAGTACAGGATACGCACTGAAATAACAAGAGTCTGTGTCGCCATATATCATTGCTTTACCAACATGATCATACTCGCCTGTAATAACCTTGTTTACTTCTGCACTCATATGCTTAACAATAGTTCTGCCGCTTAGTGTTGTACTCTGTCCAATACGTTTATCAAAGAATCTACAGCCTGGATTAAGAATAGCACCATACAAACTGTTCAAGTTAATCTTCTTTACCAGCTGACGTTTGTCCCAATACTCAATCTCTGCATCATTTTTTGCATCTTTAGCTTTTTTAAGCATTGCTTGCAATTCTTTACGTTCGCTATACCAACGTTTTAGCAGTCCAGGAATAACTCCTTCAATTTCTGTTGTAAAAACAGTACCATTTGAACTAAGCATCCAAGGTTGATTGCTATCAAAAATAAGTTTCCAAATTTCAGCACCACTTAACACATGTGATGTTCCGTCTTCTAGTTCAAGTGTTAGTGAAATGTCTCTACGTTGCTCCATCACTGCATCGTATTCTAATGTAGCAAATTTACCTTCCCAAGCACCTGCAAAACTCTTCTTTTCTAGGGTAGTTGCATTGTGTAAAAACTCATCAGTAAGATCTAAACGTATTTGTCCTACAATAGTTTCGGGTGCCATGTTCATCGCACGAATAATACTTGGATACAGACTGTTTAAATCCATTGAACCAATCCATTCGTGTACGCCTTTTTTTGGAAATGCAACGTATGCACCAGCCGCCGCTGTATTACCTTCGTGATTCTTTCTGTTTGGCACTTGTAATCCACGTCTGTGTGCTTCGTTAACAATAGCCTGCTCTGTAACTGCAACTGCGCCTGCTGTCGTTTGCAATAGCACAGTATTATCATGTGCAATTTCATTAGCAAGATCAATAAAACGTAGTTTTTTGTCTAGTTTGTCTAGTAGCGCAACGTCCTGTCTGTTGTATTCAATAAAACGTTCGAAGTCGTTGTTGTATAACTGATCAAGTGTGCCTTCATACACAGTCTTGTTCTCGCCTACTTCCATTTCACCGATAGCATCTAGTCTATATGTGTGACGTTCTTCATATGTGTACTTACGATACAAGTTAAGATAGTCCATATGTACTCTTCCGATAGTATCATACGTTTCACTTGTCTTGCCAAACTTCTCATATTCTCTACGCTTGGGCTTTTGACCCCACAAGCAAAATCTACGTGTATCATCACTACTTAGAATACGTTTAATTCTGTTTACAGTATACGGAACATCATATCCTTCACTGTTCCATCCGCTGTGAATATCAGCATCTTCAATAAGATCCAAGAATGTTGACAACATCTGTTGCTCGCCTGCTTCACTGTTTGGAAATAGCAAACAACTTTCTCCCCAACGTTGTTTACACATTGCTTCAGCTTCTTCCATTGGCAACCCTTTTGGCGGCATAGCAACTGTTACTAGCATATCTAACCATTGTAGGTGTACAGTAATAGCAGTAATAGGCATAAACGGATCTTCAACTGGAGCAAAGCCACGCTCTGGATCAAAGTCTGTCTCAATATCCCAAAACACTACGTTCAGTTTAGGTGCATCTTGGTTAAGATAGTTTTCACTCAAACACTGGAAGATTGGATTCACATCACTTTCAAACATTGTCTTGCCTTTGTTAATAGCAAGTTCTTTTCGAAAGTCTTTTGTACTCTTGCACACAACTCTAGTTAGTGGATCGCCATAAATGCTTTTGTATTTGCCTCGCGGGTCTTCGTAATACCAAGTATACTTTGACTGATATTCGTGGAAATGTCTCTTTCCATCTTTGCGCTCAACGACACGAATAATATCGGCGTCTCTATCAAAGAATGCATCTACGTATGCCATACGATCTCCTTATTATTCTTTATAGTAACATATTTAGGCAATGTTGTCAACAAACGATTTAGCATAAAGTATGTCATGTCTAAGTTTTTTTGCTCTAGTTAAAAATTGGTAACTTTCGTTATACAATATACTAGGTAATTCCATATTTTTCATTTTCTTTATATGCACCTTTTGATTATGCTTTGCTGTTTTTTCTAATGTATTGTGTAATGCTGTACTGTTATTTAGATCTTTTACTTGATTTACAATTGAATCTATACGTTGCTCGATAGTATTGTGTGCGTCAAAACTATAATCAAATACATCGTGGTGTAATTTATAGCCTTCATCTTCTAAGTGTTTGTGCATGTTTTTACACGTTATAAGTAAAAAAGGCTGTGCTTGAAACAAACAACTGTAAGTTTTTTCACTTAACAATGTAGTATCTACAACAGGTATATCGTAGTAACTTTCAGTAACTAAATTAAAAGCACTTTTGTTCCATACATCAAGCGGTGGTGGCGGGTTATCAAAATAGTCGTAAACTAATACTGGGTCGTGTTTAGCATAATCAAACCATTTTACAATTTTTCCTTCCCAGTTTCTATGCAGCGGCTTATTTTTTACGCTTTCTAAGTATCTTTTATGTAAGCTATCGTTGTCGTCACCTACTGCTATTTGACTGTAACTTACGTAGCCAGTTTCTAGTAGTTGGTTGTCGTATAATTTATCCAGTAAATAGTCTCTATGATATCCAAGCGATTGTTGTTGACAACAAAATAGTCTATCAATACTTTTATTATAGTTTGTAGGCTGTATACCAGTAAGTCGCATGTATCCTGGGAACTCGTAGTGCATTGGTTCTTTAGTAGTGTACGGATCCATATGAGTACAGTGCCACTTTAGTTTTCCTTGCTTAACAAAACGTGTAAATCTCTTGTCTCGAACGTAGTCAATTATCCAGTTTGAGTCGTAACCCTCTTCCATATAGTAAAACAAATGTAGTTCGTCAACTATATTGCATATTTCCGCCAAGTTTGCTTCGGGCTGTTGATCGTTAGTAAATCCTACAACAACTGCCATTACATATTGTCCGCATATTTTTTTATTTTTAATATTTTTTCTTTATGTCGTTGTGCTTCTGGGTAGAACACGTAATCTTCACTAGTTAAAATACTAGGTAATTGTAATCTTTTTACCTTGTCTAAGAATATAGTTTGATTATACTTAGCAGTTTCTATAGTTGATTTAAACATGTTTATTTTTAGGTTTTTTATTTGTTTTACTATTGCTTCAGTTCGTGCTTCTATAGTTGGTAATTTATCAAAAGAATAATCAAATACATCTGTATATAATTTATATCCTTCGTCTTCTATTTTTTTATGTATGTTTTGGCATCCTACAATAATAAAAGGTTGGGCATGTAGTAAACAACTGTATGTTTTTTCTGTAAGTAAACTAGTATCTTTTGCCTCAATATCATAATAACTTTCTGTAATAATATTAAAACAAGACTTGTACCATGTGCTAATAGGCGGTGGTGGGTTATCTTCTATATTCCATATTAAACTGTTATCATGTCTATCACTAGGAAACCATTTGTGAATGTTATTGTGCCAGGATTTATTAAATTTAAATTTTTGTGAATCTTTTATGTATTTAATTGTTAAATGGTCTTCATCAGGTCCTGAGTCTTCTGCATAACTTACAAGACCTTTTGATAATAGTCTTTTTCTATACAAAAGATTCATTAACAAATCTCGATGATATCCTAATGACTTTTGTTGACTAAAATACAAGTGTGTAGGTGATTGTCTTTGTTGTACTAATGGTTGGATACTAAGTAGCATATCAAATTCAGGCCAAGTTATGTGATAATCTTTTGTGCCGACATATGGATCTGAATGATTACAATGCCAGAAATATTTACAATTGTTATTTGTTACTGCACCTTGTAAATCTTTAATATTACGACCTTCTTCTGAATAGTATAAAAAGTGCTGTTCCGTAGGAGTAAGGAGCTGTTTTAAGTCAGACTCAATGACCCCTTCTTTGTCAGCACCATATACTACTTTCATCTATCAAAGGCAGTAACTTGCATTGTAAAACGGTGTTCAATACCCATGTTATATGCAGCATGTGGCGCACTACCTGTCCAACTAATCCAGTCGCCATTTTTCCAATCGCACAAGCATGTGTCTTCTACATGAAAATAATGTCCAAGTTTACAATCTTCTAAGAATACAATATAACGTGTAATAGTGTTAACGTCTGTAATATTGTGCATCTTCATAAAGTTTGCATACATATCTTTGTGTAGAGGAAGAATGTTAGCAGGCGGTGTTCTGTAAATTGCAACCTCAAAGTGATCGTGGTCTGGTAGCTGCTCAACTACACCTTTCCAAAATTCAGGCATAATGTCTTTAGGACCTACATATACATCATTATTGATAATAACTTTATAAGGATCGTGTCCATATTTGATATATTCATCGCCTCCATAGCCTCCTGCACTTTCATATGGTAAACTATAAAATTGTTGTCCTTGCCAACATGGTTCAATATGTCCTTGTTTCATGTATTTTTCCTTTATTAGCTATCAGAGTATTTAGTTGGGGCTCTGACCTTCTTAACATCATTATTGGTTATTGTAGTATACTTAGGCTCTATAGGACACAACGAGCATTGTTTGATTGCATCTGATGTTAGCCTTGATACTTTGTGTGATATATTTTTATCTGTATGCTCTAATGGTTTGTATTTTTTTATTAGTTTTTCAGCACTAGGTTCTATTGCATATTTTTTAACAAGTGCCTGTGCTCCAACTAATGTTCCGCATTTGTAAAGTTTGCCTTTGTAAATATAATGACAATCGTTAATGTCGCAAGCATTGTGTGCATCTTCATAATTGTTTTTATAAAAATTAATTTGATTGTTGCTATGATCTTTTGATCCCCATTGATAAAAATCAAACTCTTCAGCTATCATAGCAACTACACGACCGTCTTGTACATAAAATACAGTGTAATCAGTTTTATAATATTTTGGAACATTTGTTAATTCTGCACTAGTAACTTTTGTTATATTTTTGTTACCAATAACTGATTCAATATCTCGTTCAGCTTTTGCAAAATGTTCGGGTGTATGTGCATTTACTTCAATAACAATGCCTGCGTTCCACCATTCAACAAGATTATGTTTCCATTTATCTATAAGAAGTCCGTTTGTGCATATTTTAAAATCTTTGCAGTACGGAAATATTGAACGTAATCCTATAGCCCAATTGTGTAGATCAGGATTGCTCATAGGCTCGCCTCCGATGATGCTCATATCAATTGGATCTAATATTTTACTCCATGCTATAGCATCGTTTTTGTAGTCTTCAAAAAGATCGTGTCCAGAAATGTTATAGTTATTAAAACTCAAACAACCTGGACACGCTAGATTACAAGTATGACTAATATAAAATTGTACTACACCCAGTGAAAACATTTATTATGCGTCACTGTCATACCCAGTTGTTGCAACAATAGTTTCGAGGTCTTCAAACTCGTCTTGTACACGACTCCAGTCACGTTTTTGTGCTACTTTGATTGCTTTATTAATAAGAGAAGGTTTTACATTTAGTTCTTCTGCTACTGCTTTTACGGTTTCTTTTAGTCCACCTTGTAAATCTTCAATTTCTTGTAGAACAGTTACACCTTCTTTAACTAGTCGTTCTAGTTTGGCTTTTTCTTCTTGACCGTATACTCTATCGCTCATACATTTCTCCTATGTGTTTCTTATACTATATACGATTAGTTGCAGTTTGTCAACGAATAAATGCACCTATACGTCCGTGTACATCAGGATAATCTTTATATGAATATCCAGTTGGAGGAGTTGTGTCTTCGCCTTTCCAGACTGGAATAAAATGATTAATATTGCCGTCAAAGTCCTCGTTGCGTCTCAAGTGTACTTCAATTAGTTTGCCGTCTATAAATTCACAGTTCATCCATGGATGATGTTCGAGTAATTCGTTTAGCAATGTAGGAAACGTAAATTTCTTATCATCTCGTCTCCAATCAGTCCATTTGGTAAATGTATCTTTGGGCTTGTGTCCTTGTACACATAGCATTTGATTACCTTCAAAATAATCTACACTATAATGATCGCCTTCAAAAAACTCACACCAAAAATGACCTACTGGAAGATGCATTGTTTCTTTTTCAATCCATACTTTTTGTACGCCTAAACCTAAGCCTAGCATATTAACACATGGACGCACAATATAAAAGCCCGGATGCGGAACATCTAGTCCGACCGGGCCACTATTATATTTTAATTTACGAGCAAGTATAAGTTTGTCCATTACCCAAATGTTATCTGGGTTAATATTATGCCAAACAAAGTCCTCGGCACTGTCTTCCATACTACATTTTAACGCAGTTGTCTACAGTCTTGCCGCCTTTTTTCTTAGTACCCATACGCTTGTAGCCTTTCCAGCATACTTTGCCGTCAACGCCTTTTTGCTTTTCTTCAGGTAGTGTAGTATAGCTTGGCTTGCCACATTCGTTGCATGTACCTTTAGCTTCTGAAAGTTTTGAACCTAAACTGCTTTTGTATTTTACAACATCTTTTTCATCCATTGTAAACTTGTGACTTTCGGTTGCTGCAATTGGTGATTTATCATAGTCTAGTGTGTGATACACACTGCCGATATAGTCTGCTGCTTTGGTAATTTTTGATTGCATCCAACCTTCAATGCCTTCGGCTTCACTTACACCTTTTAGAATTTCGTGTAGTTTGATTGAATACTTTGCAATTTTGTATAACTCGGCACGTGCCATTTGTACTTCGTGATCACGTTCTGCCATGTCTGCCATATCGGCAAGACCTTCTTTTACTTTATGCTTTTTGCCGTCTACTTCAAATTCGTCCTTGCCCGAGTCTTTGGCTTTTTTAAGTTCTCCGGAAAACTTGTTGCCTTCTGCTGGTTCAGCTGCACGATTAGTTGAAGCATTTTTGTCTGCTTTTGCTTTACCAATTAACATTTGAATAACGTCTTGGCTCATGCCTGTCATTTTAACAACATCAGACATACTCTTTGGACCAAAACTTGCTCCAAATGATTCAAGTGATTCGCCTAGTCTCGATAATGCATTTGCCATCATCAGTGTGTTGTCATCAGTTCCTGTCATTCTTGAACTCATGTCAATCATTTTTCTGCCTAGTGCGGCAATAGCTTTGTGCTTTGGATTGATGTTAAAGTTATCGTCTACATCACGTTCTGCAAGTTTTTTATCTGTCATAGTATTCTCCGGTTACTACTATTTATCTGTTTTTCTTTTTTGTTCTACGTTTTGGTGCTGAGCCTCTGCGTAGCATACTTCCTGGTCCGCCGCCTGCAAACCCGTTGCTAGTTGAAGCAATTGCACCAGCACTTGTTGTTTCGTACATTGATTCTTCTTGATATTTGGCTACTAAGTCTTCGCCTTTTCTTTCAACAAACTTTTTAAGAGCAACTGCCCCCATAATAAGTGCTACTGCCATTCCAATTTCAAATTTGTTATCAATAAGCATCTGTGCATACTCTTCACCAATTTGAGATATCACCCAGTCCCAGCCTTGGTCAATATAATATGCTGCGGCTGCTCCTGCACCAATTTTGCCACCGTGTTTTCTTAGTAGCCATTTAATAATAGGCCATGCTCCACGTGCCGCTGCAAACTTGATTAGCCATATTGCTGCTGCAATAACTGGTGCTGCTTCGTCTAGTTGTGCTTCGCCTACTAGTTTACCTTTTAAAGGATGTTTGGTACGTCCAGGTTTTGCTTTTGGCATTGGATCTTTGCCTTTGGCTTGATGCCCAGCTTTACCGCCACCTGTAATTTCGCTTATAATCATTTGCTTCGCCTAATTGAAATAATTTTAGTCTCAGGACCATACTGTGCCATAAGCTGCTTTTTAGCTTCGATGGCATTACGTGCTTGTGCTTGCACTTTAATAGCTTGTGAATAGTACTTTTGTCTAATACGCAAGTCGGCTACAAACAAATGAAATGCAGGTGCTTTAAAGGTCTCTCTTAGTCTCATGTTAGTATTTAGTCCAATCAAATAACTTTACTTTTTCTTCAGGTTCCTCAAGAGTATGCCCGCCTTCAATGATAGCCCATTCAGCCGCAGTATATCGCGGAGTAGTATCTTCGGTCATTCCTAAGTTAAAAAGCACATTAGTTGACTTGCCTTTTACCTTACTACTTAATGTAGGCGGCTTACCATCCTTGTCTACTTTAAAGCCTAATTTTGCTGCTTCAATACTAGTTTGATTAACACCGACATCGGGGGTAGTGTTAACACCTTTTACAATACGTCCATCTTCAAATAAATCGTCTATTTTCATTTGCGGCCTCTAAATCCTTTGCCTTGCATCTTAGGCTGACTAAACCATAATTTAAACCATTCGTCGGTGCCTGGTTTGATATTTTGCTCACGTTCTTTCTTACGATTAGCATTTGCAGCATCGCTAAAATCTTCTAGAGTGTATTCAGTGTATCCTTTAAATTCACTGATTCCTGCTAGTTTCTTTAGATCTTCTATATTCATTCCAGTATGCATTTCTTTCATTGGTACTAGCTCTACGTGCTTCGTGTTCTTTATACTTTGCTATGTAGTGTGCTAGTTCTTCTTTTGTCATTGTGCTCTCGTTGCTTCCTTATCAGCAATCCATTTCATCATATTTGTAGCAGGGTTTGCCAAGTACCATCCAATGTCACGATATGTTTTGAACTTGTCCACCAATAAATCTTGTTTGATGGAAGCAAAACTTTTCCTATTATCTATTGATATTAATTCTTTAACTTTCTTACCACCAAACTTACTTAAAAAAGATTCCAAGTTTAGCATATAATAGAACGGTGTATCTAATATAACTTCGCCTTTGTG